CACGGGTGGTCAGCGCTGTTGCCAGGCTTCCCAACATGCAGTAACATCCTATAAAAAGAGTCAAGCACTGGAATTCCTCCAGACAGGGCAATGCCACCACTACCGATGGCGTATGCCCATTTCTGGCTTCCTCCACGACTACCCAAGTCAAGTACAGTAACAAGGTCCTTGTCAATGCACTTCCTGGGGTCACGGACCATCACCCAACTCTCTCCATCGTAGACAGGGTGGTTCTGGCAGAAGTCAATCTGCTCGAAGACATAAACCGGCTTCTCAATTTCCAACACGAACCCAAAGTCCAACATGTCAGCGCTTAACGCACTGAGTTTACTCAGGTCCCGCCTCTCAAAGATCAGCACACAGTCGTCCCCGTTGTTGCCCAACCGACATTTGAGATTATGGTGTTTTGCATACCAGTGGATCATAGCACACATAAGCAAACAATTGCCCATTCCTGTGTTCATATCCCCTGACATCCTTCTACCTTCAACCTCATACATCAGCGTGCAATCTTCTGTCCTCCCATATCCTCTGTTCACTATCTGCATCTCTAGCAAACGCGCGAGCTTGGGTTGGGCTTCTTTCGAGAACATCCGGCTGTAGACAGAATGCTCCCAGCGTAAGGCTTCCACTGATACATGTTGATCAAATCTGGTCGCGTCGATTCCGACTGCGACCGGTTTATCAAACTCAGTCCACATTTGCCTCAAGCTAGTAGCAACGCCCTCAGCGTTCAATCCCTTAAGGATCGTCGGCCCCCCCCAAATCTCCGCAACACCTCGACAGATCAGCTTTTCCAGCTGCTTGAGGTACCTCCCTATCTCAACGTTAAACCGCGGCGATCTTGGCTGTATCACACGTGGTGCTGGATCCGGTTTAGTGTGGAAATCAATCTTCTCACACTTCGTGAACGTACTGAGGAAAGCATCCGCCGCGCACAGCGCCCTCACTGCAAGGGAATCAGCAGCCCGTTGGTAGATCTCACGCCTACGGCCCACATAACATCCGACAAATTGTTGCCGGGTCATGGGGCGACAGGGTGGTATCACTGACACCAAGTCTTCACGGAACTGCCTTAGCCTATCCTCAAAAACATCCACCGC